TTACCCCACTGATAGACGGTCACGCTTATGCCGTTGCCTTGGACGTAGGTTTCTTTTGTGTCGGCGTGGAATGTTTGTAGTTTCATGATTTGGATTTGCTTTCGTGTGCCTTCATCTCTGCAAGCATATTGTCGATGGTTCTCTTAATTGCGTCCCACTCTTCGGGGTTGATTGCGATAGTCCCATCGTTTCTGGTTGACTGCCTAAGAACAAGGTATTCTCCAGCGGCATCATCTTCAATGCAAATGTCTGTTGCCATCTCTGAAAAGATTGGCTCCCCCTCTGGGGCGATTGTTACTTGTGTGATTCGTGCTACGTATGGTTTCATGATTTTCTTCTGAATGAGTCCCAGTTAAATGCTAGTTTTGCACCGTTTTCCTCCACCCTGTCAAGCACCGCTGGTGACAGTGTTGACGCTAACTTCTCCCATGAGTAGTTGGTGATGAGGATTGTCGGCATGTCGGCGGCGTATCTTGCGTCAATGATGGACGTAAGTTGACGGTCTTCGTATTGCGTCTCCCCGCGCTCCTGCACCTCGTCGATGACAAGCAAGGCGGCTTCGGTGTAGTCGGATACCACTTCCTTCTCTGACTTCTTCGTTCCTGCTGTGTAGGTGGACTTGATCGTCGAGAACAGATTGACGGCGGTAGTGTAGATGAACGGTCGTTTGCGGTAGCTAGTTGACCATCCCTGCTCTGCCGTGGCAATCTGTGGGTTTCTGGACTTATGCGCACGGGCAACCTCCCATGCCATCCTTGTCTTGCCTGTGCCGTAACCGCCATAGAGAATGGTGATCCCCCCAGCATCGGTGGTGGCTAGGGCTTTGGCGTAGTTCGCAAGCCATCCATCGCCGCTGGCAGGTGGCGCGTTTTCGTATCGTTTTGGGAATCCTCGTAGTGGGTTCATGGTGTGTTTAGTATCTGTGTTACTGAGTAGCTGTTGCGTTTGTTTAATAGGTGGGAGTAGTCCACTGGCATCGTCGGTTCGATCTTCTCAGACTCTAGTGTTCGTATGAGTAGTTCTGTTGCCTGACTGATGCTGCATCGTCTCTTGCTGGCAAGTCGTCGGATGCGCTGGTATGTCTCTTGCTCCAGGCGCAAGACCACGACCGCTTTCTGCTCCCATGGCTTCTTGCGCTTGCGTCCGACGATCATGCTGAATCCTTTGTCATTTGCTCTCATATTGATACTGCGCGAATGTTTTCCCGTTGCGGGTGATTGGTGTTGTGCGGATGTCGAGTCCTTCGTTGCGAAGCTCCAGAATCCGTGCCGATAGCCTCATGCATCCCCACTTTTCGAGGGCTTGCAGAGGGGTGATCTTGCGCCCCGTGAGGAGCCATGATTTGATTTTCTTTGTTGTGCTTGGCTGTTTGTTCATTGCTGTATTAGTTTGTTGATTAGGTGTTGGGCAGAATCGCAACCAATCCCATGCGCGGTGCTACTCGGATTTTCAAAACCTGTATCACCTCGGCAGGGGTATTGGGACTAACCCATGCGTTGTATGCGCAAATCCCCTCAATCGACTCGTTTGTTTTATCTTGGTTGTGAGATATGTAATTATCGTCGCCAATCTGAATGATGACGCTCCATTTATTGTCTGCGCTCCATGTTTCAGTAGTTGTGTTTAGCTGTTTGTTCATTGTTGTGTTAGTTAGTTGGTCTTTCTGTTTGGCGTTTCACCGCCTCGCAGGAGATTTTCGGGAGAAATGCCTTCCCTAGTGATTGTTCCATCTCTCTATCTATGGTCTCCACGCCTGATAACAAGTTCGATACTTCTGCCCACTTTTCGCAGATTGTCTTGCCGTTCTCATCCGTGTAGCGAAACAATACCCATTGTTCTGTTTTCATTGCTGTGTTAGTTACCAGCAATCGCTGGGTGAGATTACTGCTTTGCGGATATCCTCAGGCGTTGCTCCTGTCGGGAGAACGGCATGGTATTCTGCGTCATCTTCCAGCGTAGGACTCCATCCTTGCATGGACTCCGTGTGGATGGTGACACCGTATTCCTCGCAGAGATTGGCGAGGTTTTCCATGAACAGGGTGATGCGCTGGGCTTCAGTCCATTCCTCTCCACCTCTTGCGGCGGTGAGGTCTTTAATGGCTTGAAGAATCTTGAACCCGTGAGCCGACTTGTGTTCCTGCTTCGGAACGCCAAGAAGCTCGCCAGCGTAATCAATTAACGCAAATGCCCCGTCTCTTTGGCGTTCCAGTTCCCTTGCGAAACTAGATTCCACGACATATCTAGGGGTGCATCCAGCGTCATCGTATTCCATCGAATCAGTTTCGGGAGTTGGGTATTCTTCGTGGTCAGTCATGCGCCCTCCTTTCTTGCTGCGAGCATTGCGTCTGCATATTCGTAAGAAACCTTTGCGACTTTTGCAGGGCTTACATCTATATAATACGCTAAAATCCCCTGCAAAGCCGCCGCCGCGAAGTGATCACGCAGGGTCATACCGCCTTGAGCTTCGATGACGCTCGAAACGCCTTCCGCTGTTCTGGTTACCATGTTTGGGGCGATTGGTCCCCCATCGTCAATTTTGTTCATGCGTCACCTCCTTCCAGTTTGGATTCCATGGTTTTCTCCTCGGCATCGGCATTTCTGCACAATTTCAGGAGCTTGCAGATGGCGATAGACAGCACCAAAGAGGTAGTGAATATGCCGATTAGGACAATTATGTCTAGTAGTAGCAGTGTTTTCATTTTTGGTTCAGTAGGTTAGTAATCAATTTTTCGCTTTTCGGGGAGATTTTCCAGTTGGTGAATCGCTTGGTGTTCGTGAACTCCGCGCGACATTCATCGGCTTGCAGATACCCTGCTGCTTTCAGTCTGTGCATCGAGTTCCGTGCATTGATTTCACCAGTTATGTTCATCACTTCAGAGGATTCGCATTGGCGTTTCATGCTGATTTTCGCAACACATAGGATGATTCGCAGGTCGCGGAAGTTCACATCATGGTCGCGCAATGTCTTGCCAACGTGCAGGAGGAAATCAATCTTGTTCATTTCTTCTTCGCCGCTTTCTTTGCCTTCCTTTCTCTCGATAGTCGCTGCTTATCTGCTTGATGCTCACGGAATGGCTTCCACCCTTCGATGCGCTCTTGGCAAAACTTGTCGCAAGCTCTGTTCATGCTGGCAATCCATCCGTTTGGGATTCCGTAGGCTTCTTCGTCTAGTTGTAGGCTGTCTGTGTTCATTGTGTTCTGGTTATTCTGTTGCGTCGATTAGTTTAACATTCGCGGTGATTTCAAGCTGCACTTTCCGCACCGCCTTTACGATGATGAGAGGCTTGCACCATTCAGTAGCGCTCCCGTTTTTCAAGCATGTGCAGGAATCTTCCCATAGCTGCTTGTTGTCTCGCTTAATCCATTCTTCTGCCGATTTTTGGCTGGGATATGGACCATAGACAGTGTGAGTGCCTCGGCTTTGCCCTTCTTCACCTGTGTCGATGACCCAGTATTCTTCTTTCTGTGCTGTTTTCATTGTGTTCTATTGGTTACTTTGTTCTCTTGGAGATTTCTCTGCGTAGATACCATATGGCTTTCTCAAGGTCTTCAATGGTATCGTGTTTTAGATCCGCTCGCCAAATGTATTTCATGGCATTGCCAAGGCAGAACCCCATGTGTTCTGTCACTTGGATGCACTCGATTCCAGATGGGTGAGCGGTGTAGTGTTTCGGGTTATTTATGCTGTCGTTCATTGTTGTGTTCCGTATTTCGCTATCAGCAAAGCGTCAGCTATCGCGTGCGTCACCTTGATGCTAGGAAAAAGCTCTTGTGCGCGTTGCTTGGTGATATTTTTTTGACCACCAGTCAAGCAGTTTAGTTCTTTTTGCCAAATTTGTGGGCGAACTCTGGTGAATGGAATCCCCGCTGCGGTGAGTGCCATTTCGAGATGCCCGAATCCGTTGCCAAATGTGAACGCTGATTTCACGCCTTGCTGCGGTGACGAGTAAACTTGTTCAAGGTATGCGTGAATCCCCGTGCCACCGCTTCCTGCGTTCAGGCTGATGGAGACGATCAATTCCCACAAGTCTTGCAGGGTGTCAGGCATTTTCTCGGCGCATGGCTTCCCGTCTGTGATCCATGCAATGCCTCCGTTTGTGCCTGGGTCGATTCCTAGTGTTGTCATTCTTTCCAAAGTTTGATTTTGAGCTTCTTCGCAAGTCCGACAACTGCGTCGATCTCGTTTTCGTGGGTAAAGTTATGCTGTGTCCCGCTTTTGTATGCGACCCAGTGGTCATCTTTCTTCATAAGCGTTTTAATGTTGCGCTCCTTCATCCATTTGAGCCGTGGCGACTCGTCTTCTGGCAGGTCAGGAAACAGGTTCATAGCAGTTCTGATTTAAGTCTCCCTACTTCCACACCCCTGCCTGTCTCGATCAGGCAATGAGCAACTCCCTGCATGTCTCTCAGCACGTTGGCGAGAAACTTCTGGTCGGTTGGACTGCCCTTGGCGTAAGGGATTGTGATGGATTGAAAGCCCTTGGCTTCCGCTTCTTTGATTGTGTATGTTGGTGGTTGTTTCATGTTGGAAAGTGCGCCCTGTTGCGATTCTCAGGGCTTGAGGATTGTTTACTGTCGCAACTCAGTCTGTTCTTACTCGGAAATAGCGCGTGTTGTAGCTGTTTCCTGGTTTCGATTCGCGGAACTCCACCCCTTCCAGTAAGCTGCTGCCGTGATCTCGTTCCACCTTTTCTCTGGATAGCCAGATTTCCTTGTTTTCGTCCAGTGCGACGAGATACTTCTGCGCCTCGGCATCCCATCCCTTGATGGTTTTGCCCCAGTATTGGGTGCCGATTTCCAGAGGTGTGTCATCGAATAGTCCCATATCAGAACGGAGGTTCTTCTTCTGGTGCTAATGCTCCACCGTAAGGCTTCGGCTCGTAGAACGAAATCCACCCACTCCAATCTGGAGACACTGGCACACCGTCGAGTTTCAGGGATAGCTTGCCGCCTTCGCCTTCAAAGACTGCGCCAATCGTGAGATAGCGTTTCTTTTCTGTTCCGTCCTTTGCCGTGTATTTGCCCACGGTAGCAACTGCATCGTATTTCTTTTTCATATTGGTTAAATTGTGCGTGTAGGGTGCGCACCCCCCAGAGTTTTACAGATAAGCTGGTTTTGCGATTGTAGTGATCCCCTCATGTTGGCGCGGCCAGTAATCAGTCGCGCAACATGCTTGCCACTTGGCGAGTGCGTTCATGTAACCGATACGCCCCTCGGTGATAAGCTCAGGGGAAATCTCCACCCATGCCGTCTCATGCGGGGCATCCGTTTCGATAAAGCAGATAACAAAGCGTGTGCGCTTCTCGCCGCTGGCTGCGTTCCAGAGGTCGAGATACAATGCCGCTTGCCAGTGGTAGCCACGATCAACGATTGTATTTGTGATGCTCCGAAGACTCCCGATTTTCGCCGTGGTCTTCAGATCAACAAGCAGGTCGAGATTGTCAGGCACAAGGTCAATCATCCCCTTGATCTCAGTCGCCCCGATTGTAGCGAAAACTGCCACCTCGGACTTGTAGCCACCTGCGAACCGTTGCGCGTAGTCCTCGGAAAAGACTGCCTCGCATCCTGACGCTGCGCGAATGTCGGCATCGGTCGCAATCATCTTGCCCATAGCCCGTGCATCGTCGCGCCATTCCTGCGCTGCCTTCGTTCGGAAGTCAGAGTAGGGGGATACCGCTGCAATCTCGTCTAGGGGCGAATTTGGCTCAAGAATCGCGGCGTGGATGAGCGTTCCAAGCTCCATCGCCTTCGTCGTCTCCTTCTCCACCCCATGCCGCCACTTGTAGGGCGACTGGTTGAATTCCCACAAG